AATTTAGTACAGGTACGGCTAATGTACCTTTAACTGGAATTGGATTTACTGCAAATTTAGGTAATGAGTCAATTACAGGTACAGCTAATGTAGATGTAATTGGTGAGGCAATGACTGCAGCGGAAGGTATTGTTGATCCTTCTCCTGATGCAACGGTTACTGGTATTGGTTTTACTGCTAATTTAAATTCTGTTATTGCATTTACTGATATAGATGTAATTCTAACAGGTGAATCTTTAACTGCAAATTTAGGTAATGAGTCAATTACAGGTACAGCTAATGTAATACCAACTGGTATAGGTATTACTGCAGCGGAAGGTATTGTTGATCCTTCTCCTGATGCAACGGTTACTGGAATTGGTTTTACTGCATCTTTAGCAGTAGGTACAGTTATCATAGGTGAAGGAACTGTAGCAATTACTGGAGAAGCAATGACGGCTTCTTTAGGAAATGAATCTATTACAGGTACAGCAAATCTAACACTAACCGGTTTTGGTATTACAGCTGAAGAAGGAACCGTGGATCCTTCTCCTGATGCTGAAGTAACAGGTATTGGATTCAGTGCTTCTTTAGCTGTAGGGACAGTCGTCGCAGGTAATGCAGATGTAACCGTTATTGGAGAAGGTATAGCTGCAGGACTTGGTTTAGGAACTATAGATCTAAATACTCCTGTAGATTTGACTGGAATAGCTATGTCAGCTAACCTTGGAAGTGTTACAACTACAGGATTTGCTAATGTAACTTTAACAGGATTTGGCTTGACAATAGGACTAGGAAGTCCTAAAACATTAATATGGACTCAGGTAGATACAGGTACAGCGTCTACTTGGACCCAAGTAAATACAGGTACAGCACCTACTTGGACAAAAGTTGACACCGCTGCATAAATTTTATAAAATACTATTATAAGGAATTTAAAAAATGGCAAATACTACATCAGCTAATTTAAAATTAACTGTACAGGCAACTGGTGAAAACTCAGGAACTTGGGGACAGATTACAAATACAAACTTATTAATTCTTGAACAAGCTATTGGTGGTTATGATGCGTTTAACGTAACTAATGCTAGTAGAGCTTTAACATTTACAAACGGTGCAGTATCAAATGGTAAGAATGAAGTTATTAAATTAACGGGTACACTTGCTGCAAACGTAAACGTTACTATTCCAGATTCAATTGAAAAAACTTACACAGTTCAAGATACTTGCAATCATGCAAATTTCACTTTAACTTTTAAAACTACATCTGGTTCAGGTGTTGCTTTATGTGAAGGACATACTTATCAGTTATGGTCAGATGGTACAAATATTTATAAAGGTTCTGAAGAAAAAGTATGGAGAGCAATTACTTCTGCTGAAACAGTTCAACCTGGAGCACAAATTTTAGCAAATACAAATGGTGGAGCATTTACTTTAACTTTACCAGCATCACCAAGTGCAGGACAAGAAGTTTCTGTTATTGACCAAGGATATGATTTCAACACTAACGCATTGACTATTGGAAGAAATGGTTCTAATATAGCAAACAGTGCAGCTGACCTAGTTATTAATACACAAGGTGCTGGTTTCACATTAGTTTATTCTGGTGATGCAACAACTGGCTGGACGTATAAGGAGAAATAATAGATGGCAAACTACGAAGCAACTAGATATGATTTTGATGGTGCAAACCTTTCAGGTATTGAAGGTATTCCAACAGCAACTATTGTACCTTGGAGTACAGCATCTGTCCCTTCAGGATTTTTAGAATGTAATGGTCAAGCTGTATCAAGATCAACTTACGCAACCTTGTTTGGAATTATTGGAACTACTTATGGATCAGGTAATGGTTCAACAACTTTTAACGTTCCTGATTTACAGGATAACGTTGCAATAGGTAAATCCGGAACTAAAAATATTGGTTCAACTGGTGGGGCAAATACTGTAGCTAACTCAGGATCTGTATCTACTAATACTAATACTAATATTAACGTTACAGGTAACGTTGGAGGTAGTACAGGGAACGCAACTTTATCTGAAGCACAACTTGCAAGTCACGCTCACAATCTTCGAGACGGACATCAACCTGTTACAGTATTTCCTGGACAAGGATTTAGTAACTCAGACAACAGACCTTGGTTAATCTCAAATGCACACTTTAATAGAAACATGGCATTAAATAATGCAGGTAGTGGTTCTGCACATTCTCATAATATGAGTGCTACTTTTAGTGGTAGTGGTAATGCTGCAAGTGCAAGTACTAGTAATTTTAGTGGTGGTGCTAACTCAGTTGTACAACCTTATTTAACTGTAATGTACATTATTAAAACTTAGGAGAAATAAAATGGCAACAAATGCAAAATGGACAGTAATATTTGATGATAAAATAATTATAAAAAAATATGCGGAAGGTGCTAATAATGGATTACAGTATAAAATTGAAAATGATACTTTTTGGAATGATCCTACATATTCAAATATTTGGGCTATTCAATATGGAACTTCTGTTTCTTCAGATGAAGTAGAATATAGAGATGAAACGCCTCATTCTTCTTTTGCAGATGCAAACATAGGTAGTTTTCAAAATTTTATAGACAAATGGGACGAAGCTCATTTAATTCAAATGCAACAAGGTTGGGACAATTCAGATAGAGATCTAATTACAGGTGAAATAATTGAAAATGAAACAGAAGCTGAAAAAATTGCAAGAATAGGTTCAAGACCTACATCTTATTCATCTTCTCCAGCTTAATCTATTTTTCTATTCACCAGTATTCAACAATTTCCAAGAAGTTAAAAGAAATTTTTCACCAGATAAAGGTGGATTACCCCTATGAACATATGGAAAACCTGCAGGCCATATAATTATTCTACCTGTTTTAGGTTTCACTCTTTTCGAAAAATGTAAAAACTCTGTTTCTCCACCTTCTTCTACATCATTTAAGAAAATAGAAAAGACAAAAGCTCTAGTTGAATATCCTATTCCTTTAGCATGTTCAACATGCCAAACATGATATCCTTCTGTTGGATGTGTTTTTTGAATTTTTAAAGTAGTATAAAAAACAGGATGACCATAAGCTTCTTCTGCTCCTGTTTTTTCAGAATAATGTTTCCATGCTAAATCAAAATTAGCAATTAAAGGTTTTAATTCATCAAACCATATATCTAAGTTAGATGTTGTTAAAAAATATTGTTGATCTGTTTTTTTTAAATAAGTTGTTTTTTCTGAATTTAGTCTATTTATGGTTTTGTTAAATTTGTCTTGTTCTTCATACATTTTAATAAGTTGATTACATTGTTCAGGTGATATGTAATTATCATATACACCAATAAAATTGGTTATTTCCCATGTTTTTTCTTTTTCTTTATTCATGTCTCTTTTCTTTAAATTATTCATAATTATGCTACTTTCATTATGTGAAAAATTAATATATAAAGCATTATATGCTACAAAAATTAAATTTCAAGCCCGGTTTTAACAAAATGGTCACTGATTCCGGAGCCGAGTCTCAATGGGTAGACGGTGATTTTGTTAGATTTAGATATGGACTACCTGAAAAAATAGGGGGTTGGAATCAATTAACTACTGGATATAAAACTCTTCCAGGGGCTGCCCGTGCACAACATACTTGGACATCTATAGCAGGTGAGAAGTATGCAGCAATAGGTACATCACAAGGTTTATTTATATATTATGGAGAAAATTTTTATGACATTACTCCATTAGATACAGCTATTACTGGAGCAACTTTTGATGCTTCAACCGGTTTACCGACAGTAACGGTTAATAAAACTACACATGGATTATCTAATGGAAGATATGTTACATTTGATTCTGTAACGGTACCAACGGGTTCAGGATATGCAGCAATTGATTTTGAAGACAAAACTTTTGAAATTGCTAATGTCACAGATAATACTTTTGAAATTACTATGCCAACTAATTCTGCAAGCACTACTTCTGGAACCGGTTCAGCAGAGATACTTCCATATGTAATTGTTGGACCTGTATTTCAAACAGGAGGTTTTGGTTGGGGAACGTATTTATGGGGTGAAGAAGCATGGGGCACGGAGCGTTCAACTAGTAATGTGGTTCTGGATCCAGGCAACTGGAGTCTAGATAACTTTGGACAAATATTAATTGCAACTGTTTTTAACGGTAAGACTTATACATGGAATGCAGGGGCATCTGGTGCAAGAGGTATTCGAGCAACGCTAATGTCTGGTGCACCAACTTCATCAAGACTTACACAAGTATCGGATAGAGATAGACATTTATTTCATTTTGGAACTGAAACAACTATTGGTGATCCAACAACTGTTGATCCAATGTTTATAAGATTTTCAAATCAAGAAGATTATAATACCTATCAACCGACAGCGACTAATACTGCAGGTACATTTAGACTAGATAAAGGCAATAAAATTGTTGGAGCTGTATCTGGTAAAGATTATACATTAGTATTAACAGATAGTTCTGCTTATGTTATTCAATATGTGGGTCCACCATTTACTTTCTCAGTTAGACAAGTTGGTACAAACTGTGGATTGATTGGTCAACATGCATTGACTTATTCTAATGGTATTGTGTTTTGGATGTCCGGTGAAGGTGGATTCTTCATGTTTGATGGTACAGTAAAAGCCATACCATGTTTAGTAGAAGATTTTGTATTTACTACAACTGGAAATAATTTGGGTATTAATTATAATTCTGCAGAAGTAGTTTATGCAGAACATAATTCTTTATATAATGAAATTAATTGGTTCTATCCAAAATCAGGTTCAGAACAAATTGATCGATGTGTTACATTTAATTTTGGAGAAAATTGTTGGACCACTTCTTCATTAGCAAGAAGTACATACGCTGATCAAGGGGTATTTGATTTACCATATGCAACAGAATATAATAGAACAGGAACACCTAATTTTGCTATTCAAGGTGTAACTAATTTATATGGTGCATCAACTTATTATGCCCATGAAACCGGAACCGATCAAATCAATTCATCCGGCACCACATCTATTAATGCTTATATTCAATCTGGAGATTTTGATATTACTAATGCTAATAATATGGCAGATTTAAGAGGTGATGGAGAATTCATTATGTCTATGAAAAGATTTGTACCTGATTTTAAAGTACTTACAGGTAATTCAAAAATAACTTTATTATTAAATGATTATCCAAGTCAATCTGCAACAAGCTCACCATTAGGACCCTTTACAATTACATCATCTACTGATAAGGTGGACACTAGAGCGAGAGGAAGATTACTTGCAATTAAAATTGAAAATGATGGCACCGGTGAAACGTGGCGTTATGGAACTTTACGGGTAGATGTCAGACCAGATGGAAGAAGATAATGGCTAGAATAACTTCATACATACCAGAACCAAAAGAAGAATATGATATTGAAAACCAAAGACAGATTCTTCGTGCGGTTGATACTATCAAGAATGAATTAAATTTTTCATATCAAAAAGATTTGAAAGAACAACAAGATACATTTAACTGGTTTATATCCTAATGACTATACAATATAAAAATCAAGGGTTTATTTTAGATACTACAAATTTAACAACTATATTAACAATTAATACAAGTTCCGTAGCAATTGTAAAAAGCATTAGTCTTACAAATGAACATAGTAGTAATAATTTAACTGAGATGTATTTACATGATTCTTCTGCATCTGCGGATTATGAATTTTTTCACAAAGATTTAACTGCAGACGCAACAGAACAGGCTGCAGGTCAAGTTTTAAATTTAGAAGCAGGAGATAGTATAAAGGCCCAAACAGAGGTTGCAAATACTGTAAAAGGTGTTATAAGTTACGCACTAATTGACAGATCGCAAGAAAATGGATAAAGACTTACCTAAAATAGAATGCACAACTATAACAACCTATAGAAATACCAAGACAGGAGAAGTATCAAAAGAAAAAATAGAAGGACCTGATATTGTAACAGATGTTATAGTAGAAGTTACTAATAAAGGTCTACAAGTATTTCAGAAAGTAATGAATCAAAAAAATGATAAAAATAATAAATAATGTTTTAACATTACAAGATAGTTTTGATTTATATGATGGGTTAACAAATCAACATATGTGGCATTTAAAAAGATTTTCTTCAAATGAAAAATTTGGAGGAGGTTTTCCGGGTGTTAATTTTTTAGAAAATGGTGAAGTTATACTTAACAATCAATATTGGATTGGATATTTTAATTGTTTATTTGATAGAATAAATCAAAAATTAAAAGAACAACATAATTTTTCATTAAAAAGAAAAATACATAGAATAGCTTTAAATGCTCAAAACGAAAATCATTATACAGAATTTCACGTAGACGCAGATCAAAATAAACAAAGTATTATAGGATTTTTAACTCCACAATGGGCAGAAGAATGGGGTGGTGAACTAAATATAGAAGGTCAAGTTATTAAATATAAACCCGGTGATTTTGTATTATTTGATTCTAGTAAACTTCATAGATCTCAAGAAATTAAAAAAATACCATATTGGAGAATAACAGTAAGTTATGTCATTGATAAATAATAACCCCAGAGGCGGAACAGAATTACAATTTGAATATTTACGAAAACATGTTGATCTACAATTATTAAATCAATTTCAAATAACTACATCCGTACCGGAATCAATTCCTTTATCTTTAACAAAAATAAATATTCTTTGGCAAAAAAATTCATACGATCAACCAAATCTGGCACCATGGTTCAAGGATAAATCTAATCATAAGAAATATGATTGGTATGTATTTAATTCTAATTGGAACTTTGAAAAATTTAGAATGATGTTTGATATACCATTAGAACGATCTTTAGTTATAAAGAATGGTGTAGAAAATATAGAACCTGTTGTAACTACATATAAAAAAGGTGATCCAATAAAAATTATTCATCACTGCACACCATGGAGAGGACTAAGTGTTTTATTAGGTGCCATGCAATTAGTTAAAAATCCATTAATTACTTTAGATGTTTATTCATCTACAGAAGTATATGGTAAAAGATTTCATGAACAAACTGATGATCAATACAAAGAATTATATGATCAAGCAAGACAACTTCCTAATGTAAATTATATTGGTTATAAACCAAATGAATATATAAAAGAACATTTAAAAGATTATCGATTATTTGTTTATCCAAGTATTTGGGAGGAAACATTTTGTATATCTTTATTAGAAGCAATGGCTGCCGGTTTATATTGTGTTACTACTAATTATGGAGCTATTTATGAAACAGGAGCTGAGTTTCCGATGTATATTCCATATTCAAATAATTATTATAGTCTAGCTAGAAGATTTGCAGCAGGTATTGAAGTTGCAGCTAAATCACTTGAGACACCAGGTATTAATGATCATTTAAAAGTACAAAAAGATTATGTTAATCGATTTTACAATTGGAAAATAAAATCAATAAATTGGACTAGATTTTTAGAAGGAGCACTGAATGCAAAACAATAAACCTATTTGGTTCAATGAAGATAAGACTACATTTGCTAATGAAGATACTTATCAAACAATCAAACATAATAAAGTAGATTCTAATTATACAGAAATAAATTTAGGACCTAGAAAAGTGCCTTATAAAATAATGGTCTGCACTCCATGTCATAGTGAAGTATCTATGCATTACACTCAAGCAGTATTGAAGTTTCAATTAGAATGTATGAAACGAAATATATTACTAAGCTTTAGTTTATTAAAATCATCATTAGTTACACAAGGTAGAAATTTATGTGTAGCAGAGTTTTTAAATCATGAAGATAACTACGATCATTTATTATTTATAGATTCAGATATTGATTTTAATTCAGAAACTATATTTAAAATGTTAGAAGCAGATAAAGATATTATTGCCTGTCCATATCCTATGAAGACATTTGATACCGATAAGATGTGGAACAAGATACATAAAACGGATATGGTTAAAACACAAAAAGACTTATTACCTGCAGGTTATATCTTTCCAATTAAAATAAGTAAGAATGAATTAATTATGGAGAATGGGGTTATAGAAGTAACTCATGCTCCTACAGGCTGTATGTTAATTAAAAGAAAAGTAATTGAAAAGATGATAGAAAAACATCCTGAATTAGAGATATATCAACCAACGATTATTAATGGTAAAGAGACTAAAAAAGAAAACTTTTATAACTTATTTGATACCTTACATGATATTAAAACTAAAAGATACTTTGGTGAAGACTTTGGATTCTGTCAAAGATGGACTGATTTAGGTGGTAAAGTCTATATCTATGCTATGGACTACATTACTCATGTAGGTGACCATCAATATTGTGGTAGATTTTATGATATGTTGACAGGTATGAAACGTGTTGACGTTGATAAAAAAATCAAATAAAGTATAGCATTTACAGGTTTACATTCCTGCCTTAAACTAGTTTAAAATATTAATATATGGCGATAACCAGATCACAAATGAAAAGACAATTATATTCAATTGGAGGAGGTGCAATAAAAGGCACTGATGCCGGAAACGGTAGAGAAGGATTTTTTAGACCTGTTCCAGGAAGTCCTACAGCTGATCTTTTAAATACTTTATCACCCAATGATCCAAGACATTATGGTATAGGATTTGGTCCAAGACCTATGCCTAGACCAATACAGACACAAACACAAGGACTAGGTATAATAAGTGGATTAGGTGCATCACCTCAAGGAGGTGAACAAGCTATTTATCCAAGGTTAGGTAGTTTAACATCTGGTGTATCTGCAGCTGAACAAGAGTTACAACAAATTAATCAATCTATTGATCAGGTGCAATCTACATTAGGTGAATCTTCTGGTGGCACTGGTGTTATGGATGCGCAAGACAGAACAATGCCTGGAATTTCAAATGGACCGGGACTCAAAGATATATATGGCAACCCTGCTAGACCAGGCGGCTATCCAGCCGTTCAAGCGTTTGATAAAGATGGATTTAGATTAGGAGATCAAAGATATGGAACTGGTTTAGTTGGTGGACCACAAATGGCATTACCAGAAAATCCAATGTCAGGAGGCCCTATGCAATCACCATTAGCAAGTGCTATGAGAAGCACTTTTGCAGATGGTGGAATGATGGGTAGACAGATGTATCAACGCGGTGGAATTATGGAAGTTGCTCCACGTCAAGGAGCTCTTTTTGGTGGTCTAAAAAAAGCAGTAAGTAGTGCATTAGGATCAGCTAAAAAAATTTTAAAATCACCTATAGGTAAAGCTGCTGCTTTATATTTTGCACCAGCATTAATACCAGGTGGAGCAAAAACACTAGGTGGTGTTTTTCAAAATATGGGTGGTTTATCCGGTATAACAAGTTCTTTGTTTGCTAATCCTGCAACATATCAACAAAAACTTATGGGAGTAGAAAAAGGTTTTTTTCCAGGTCTTATGGATAAATTTTCTAACATGGGTAAACTTGGAAAAATGTCTACTATGTTTGGTATAGGTACTTTAGGTGGTGGTGCTTTAGCTGCATTAGATGCAGCTGGCGCTGGAGAAACAGACATTAAAGATGTTGAAGCATTAAAAGCATATTTAAAGTCTGGATATTTAAAATTAAACCCAGATAAAAGTGAACAAGACGCTGAAGCTTTTGCTGAAGCAAATACAGTTGAATATAGAGCCAATGGTGGAAGAATAGGGTTTGCAGATGGTATGCCTAAAGAAAAATTTCTATCTTTTGAAGAAGCAAAAGCCATGAACCCTGGAATGTTTAGTGCAGAAGTAGAAACCAATGTCGTAAGTCCAAATACAGAATTATTAAGTTATATTAAAAGAATAAAATCTGCAGCTGAAAAAGGTACAATTCCTATGGATTTTGCTTTGGATTTAATTAAACAAAAAACAAAAGAACAAGGTGTTAATTTACAAGATTTAAGAGATGACATGATGGAAAGAACAAAAGAAGCTTATGGTGGTAGAATTATGCGTGCTTACGGAGATGTCGTGGACCAGGCTTCAGGCATCATGGGGCTTCCACAAAGAGTAAATCAAGCAGGAGTTAAGGAATTAGACCTTAGAGATAGTGGTGGATTTATTCCTCCAGTTGGTGTAAAAGAAAAAGCAGATGACATTCCTGCAATGTTGTCAAACAATGAATTTGTATTTACAGCAGATGCTGTAAGAGGAATGGGAAACGGTAATGTCAACAAAGGTGCACAACGTATGTATGATATGATGAAAAAACTTGAAAACGGAGGACGGGTATAATGGCAGTTGAAACTGTAAAAACAATAACATCACCACCTGAGTTTATAGAATCAGAATCGAAACTTTATTTAGATCAATTAAAAAATGCAATTGGTGGATTAAAAGGTATTGACCTCACTAAATTTATGGGATCTGACTTTGTTGCGGGTCTTGGTGGATTAACTCAAGAAGCTATTAATAAAGCAGGTGGATTAGGGGCATACGAACCTTATTTACAAACTGCTGGATCTTTAGCAGGGCAAGCTGCTGATCAACTTAAACAAGCTGGAATTTTGCAAGGACAAGCAGGAACGTTAGCTGGACAAGCTTCTAACTACATGGGTCCTGATGCATATAAACAATTTATGTCTCCATATCAACAAGATGTAATTGGAACGACATTATCAGAATATGATATTCAAGCACAGAAAGGAGCACAAGGTGTTCCAGCTGCTGCAATAGCTGCAGGTGCATTTGGAGGTGGTAGAGAAGGTGTACAAAGAGCAGAATATCTATCTTCATCAGATAGAAACAGAGCTGCATTACAAGCTAATTTATTACAACAAGGTTTTGGTCAAGCGCAACAATTAGCAGGTCAAGCTTTTGGTCAACAACAAGCTATGGCTAACCAACAAAACCAGTTAGCTCAATCAGCTTTAGGTTTAGGACAAGCATACTCAGGTTTAGGACAACAACAATTAGGGTTTGCTCAGGCTGCTCCAGCTTTAGCAGGTCAAGAGATTTCTGCATTAACTACATTAGGTGGAATACAACAGGCTCAACAACAAGCTCAGTTACAAGCTCAAGCACAATTAGCACAACAGCAAGCATATCAACCATTAACAACTGCACAGCAATACGGTTCAGGAATCATGGGTCTAATATCTGGATACCCTGGTAGTACACAAGTTGGACAGGTTCCGGTACCAGGAATTGCACAAACAGCACTTGGTGCAGGCGCAACACTTGCAGGAATCTACGGAGCTTTAACATAGACAATGAGTAAAATATTTAAAAGACCAATGTTCAGAAGAGGTGGTGAAGTCGGTGGTGGCATCATGACTGGTATTAGACAAAACTATGAAATTGGTGGAAGTGCAAAAGAACGTTTACTAAAAGCATTTGAAGAATATCCAGATAAAAGTGTTGATCCATTATCACAATTTTTAATACAAGGTGGATTAAATTTGATGTCACAAACACCTAGAGGTGGTGTATTAGCTACAGCTGCTGAAGCATTTAAACAACCTACTGCAGGTTTATTTAAAGATGTAGGAGCTAGAGAAAAAGCTAAAAGAGAAATTGCATTAGCTGGTGAACAAATTGATGTTGAATCAGATCTTGCTATAAAATTAGCTGAAATAAAAAATAAAACAAAAGATTATTTTGCGGCTCAAACACCTGAAGAACAATTTGAAGTTTTATTTAAAGGTTATTCAGAATCAAATATTCCTGCAATTAAAACAGGAGCTAGAAACTTAGCTGCTTTTGAAGTAAAAGCTAAACAATTAGGTAAAGACTATACACAATTAGGATTTAAATATGATAATAAAGCAAAAGATTATATTCCAAGATGGGATGCAATTCCAGTTGGTGCTATAACATTTAATCCAATGAAAAATTTGGCTTATCAAAGAATAAACAGAGATACCGACACAGCTCAAGATTATATTCCATTAAATCCAAATACGTTTCAACCATTGGAGTAAACCATGGCATTGGTTTTAGATCCAGTTACAGGGGCTCTTATTCGAGAGGAAGAGTTAACTAATAAAAAGAAACAAAGACA